ACGAACGCCATGTACCTCGGAGTCTTTTGTACAGCGAGTTGGTGACGCACTGCGTTCATGCTTAGCGGCAGCAGCGCCTCCCAGTCTGCATCGATAAAACTGTTTGCAGTCTTGCCCAGCTGTCTGGCCTCCCACGAGATAGCAAAGACGGACCAGCTGCGCCTGGCCCAAGCCTGCGACAGTGTACCGGCGATCCAAATCAGCGCGGTTCCTGCGTTCGGGTCTTGTGCCTGGTCGAAACCCTGCTGGCACACTTCGCCTAAAGAATCGCGCTTATACCGCGTGACGGTATGGCAAAGGTCGTGCATGTCCCGATATCGATTGACGAACAACTCGAAGTCGCTTTGACCGCTGCCAAGCTCGGTAGAGCTAACGTCGGCCAGTCCTTGCTGAGTCAGGCCGGCCTCGATCAAATAGATGGAGTACAGCTTGCCAAGCGACCCGTAGGGCATGGCCTGCAGGGCATCGATGTCGTTCAAGGTCGTCAGCAGCGACGACCGCTCTTCTAACACCCGCGCTCCGACTGTCGTTTCGCGCCAGCGCTTCAGGTGACGTTGGAACGCCTTCGTGCTCAGGTTGGTCTTGATCACAAACACCGCTCGTGTGTCCTTCGGTCTTGCCACCAGGGCACCCATTGCTGACACCCCACGCCAATATCTTTTTATTGTTTTGAACATTTTTTTAGGCTCCAGTTTTATTTTCAGGGACGCTGTCTACGATAAGTGTACACTCAGCGCCATGACACCACATGAAATATGGCCGAAGATAAAAATGAGCGACCTGGCCAACGCTCTAAACATGAGTCGTGCTGGCGTGTACCGATGGAAAGAAAACGGTCGCATACCTGCTGAGCGCGTGCTTGAGGTCGCAGAGATCACCGGCATCGCGCGAGAAAGTCTGCGCCCAGATTTATACGAAGCGGTTCGTAATTAGGTGCTTGCGGTGGGGGGTACGGCGCAGGAGGAAGCGAGGCGTTTGGTAGAGGAGGGTTTGACCGTTGTGCCGGCGCACAACACGAAGAAGCACCCGATAGTTTCCTGGCAGCGGCATGTTGAAGAGCCGCCGACCGAAGAAGAGTACGAGATCTACTTCAGCGAGCGTTTCGCGCAGAACAATTACGCAATCTTAACGGGGCACCAGGTGGTGGTCGTGGACTGCGACAGCGACAGTGCAATCGAATGGCTGGAGCGGAATCTGACGCGAACGCCGCGCCGCGTGCGCACTAGCCGTGGGATGCATTTTTATTACCAGGCAAACCCCAATTTTCCGATACTTAATAGCGCAAACGCGCAGAAAAAGGTTGATGTAAGGGGTATTGGCGGCTGCGTAATATCGCCTGGATCAGTGCACGAAAGCGGCGAAATTTACACTCGCATAGACGATGAAGGGGTTGATGTCTGGTGGCGCGAGCTCCCGATGCTCGGTCCAGCCGATTTACAGCTAATCAAAGGCTTCAACACCACCTCTAGTGAGATAGTGACGAGCTCGTTTTCCATCTACGACGCCGGCGACGCTCATGGCGAGCGCAATAGCAAAATGGCTAGCAAGGTGGGCTCCTGGTTGAAGCATGAGATGCCGTTGGAAAAGGTCTACGAGCAGGCGCACATCTACAACATGCTGAACAACCCGCCGATGGACTCAGACGAAGTGCGTGGGATTGTGGAAAGCATTCACAGCAAACACCTGCGAGAGCAGGCGCAGCCGTTGCAGTCGGTGCCCACGGCGCCGCTAGTAGAAAACGAGTCAAATCAATACGACAAATTAGCTCCCAAGCCATTCACATTGGGCGATCCGGCAGCGCTACCAAAACGCGAGTTTGTCTACAGCTACGCATATCCGCGCGGCGTTGTGTCGGTGACGGTAGCCCCAGGCGGGCTGGGCAAGTCTACGATCATTACCGCTGAGGCAGTCGCAATGGCGACGGGCAAGTCGATCATGGGCGTGCAATCAAAGCAGCACCGCGTTTGGCTCTGGAACCTCGAAGACCCGATGGATGAGATCAATCGCAAGGTCTACGCCCTGGCACAGCATCACGGGCTGTCTGGCGACGATTTTGGCAACCGATTACTGGTTAACAGTGGCCGAGACGAGCCGCTAGTGATCGCAACTGCAATCGGCGGGGCAAACATTCTGACGCCGGCGGCGGACCTGATCACACAGCACATCAAAGAATACGACATCGATTGCGTGATCGTTGACCCGTTCGTGAGCAGCCACCAGCTGAGCGAGAACGATAACGTCGCCATAGATATGGTCGTGAAGAGATGGGCTCAGGTCGCGTCTGACAGCAACTGCGCCATTCACTTGGTACATCACGTGCGCAAGGACAACGGTATCGGCGGCGCCAGCGTCGCAGACGCCAGGGGCGCGAGCGCCTTGGTGGATGCCGCGCGCTTCGTGCGCAGGTTACAGCGCATGACCGGCGAAGAGGCACGGAACGCCGGGATCGATGAAGACCAGCACTGGCGGTACACAAGGGAAGGCGACAGCAAAAACAACCTTAGCCCGCCAAACGCCGATAGCACCTGGCGCAAGATGGTGAGCGTCGAGCTCGCAAACGGTGACAACGTAGGCGCGGTCGAGCCGTGGACGTGGCCAGACGCATTCTCTGACGTGACTCGCAATGACTTAGAGGCCGTACAGCGCGCCGTGGCTGCAGGCGAGTATCGCGAGAGCCATCGAGCTAAAGACTGGGTTGGCAACGCCGTCGCGGACGTATTGAACCTCGATGTAAGCGACGCCTACGTTCGAGCAAAGGTGCGGCACATGCTCTCGACCTGGATCGACAACGACGCTTTGCGCGTCATCGAGCGGCCCGACAGGACGCGAATGATGCGCAAATTTGTCGTCGTTGGAACCTGGGCGAGCGAGGGTGAGATAGATGAATAACGGTGCATCGGTAGCGTGTTTTTTACTGATGCAGAGCGATGCATCGGCGGGCATCAAAATGTGTCTGCATCGGTACTTATTTACTAGTACCGACAGACTACTACTGATGCAGGTTTTTGCTGCTGCAAATTTAGTGATGCAGGAGTGATGCATTGAGTCGTGGAGAGGACAGTCTGGCCGCGCAGCTGGACGCCGCAGGCGTGCCATATGAGCGCGAGTTGAAGCTAATACCGAAGCGCAGGTTTCGGTTCGACTTTCAGCTGACAGGCACTGACCTAATCGTAGAGGTCGAGGGCGGCACCTGGTCGGGAGGCAGACACACCAGCGGCGTTGGATTCAGAAACGATTGCGTGAAGTACAACCTGGCTCTGCAGCACGGATATAGGGTTCTGCGCTACACCACCGACATGGTGACTAAAGGCGACGCAATGCATCAGTTGAGACAGCTATTGCAGTTGGATGGGCCTTCTGAGGGCCACTAGGGGGATGAATGGACTGTTTAACGTGTAAGAAGGGCAGCAGAGTAGTTGACAGCAAAAAGACCGCACAGCGCATTACACGGCGTCGTGAGTGTCTGGGGTGCGGGTTGCGGTGGAACACCACAGAGTATCGCGAGGGGCGGGCAGCGAAACCTAGCAAACCCGCGGCGAGTACGAAGCAAGAGCCCGTAAGGACGAAACCTGTGAAGAAACGTAGCCGTGAAGAGCTCTTTGATATGCGTGAAGCAGGCTACGACAGCGATTTAGATGACATCATCAATGACTTAGGAGCATGGGATGACAGGTAGGCCCATAATACGTGCGCAAATGCGTACACTGGATGAGGTTGGCGAGGAAACAATCTTTGGCATGATCTCCTCTGGCAAGGGCACAGTGCCGACCATCGATGAGTTGAAGGTTGGCCGGCGAGCTTTCTACAAATGGCTAGACAGCGCTGACGGTCGGCGCGATCGTTATATGTCAGCCAGGAGGCTGTACGCTGACGTGTTGGCAGAAGAAACCCTGGCGATAGCTGACGGCGCCATTGATGCCCATGATGCCCAGGTTCGCAAGCTACGCATCGATACGCGCAAATGGCTTGCCGGCAACATCAGCCCAGACTGGCGTGATCGTAAAGACCCGCTGGTAAACATCACTCTTGGTGATCAGCACCTGGAGGCGTTGCGCAGCATCAGCGTGATGCAAGAGATCGAGCACGATGATCAAGACGATTGATGACTTCTTGCCGGCCTGGCTATGGTATTGGATAGCAGCAAGCAAAGACGAGTACGATTATCACTGCGTCGATTCTTGTGAACGTGGGAGCAAGCACGAGGCAATGCTCGGTGATAGAATCAACACGTCGATACGTGAAGCCTACGAAGATAGAGTTGGCAAGGTCCAAGGTCAGTTCTACTGCTCTATCGTAAGGGCTGAGCCTGGCTACTGGTATCCAGATCACGCAGACCACAGCACGAAGATAGTCAGCAGTGTCGTGTACTTGTGGCCCGATGATGGTGATGGCACACAGTTCGCCGACCACGCCGATGTAACCTGGCAAACAAACCGCCTAGTAACCTGGGTGAATGATGGTCAAGTACACAGCTACAGGAACACCAGGAACGAGGACCGCTACACGTTGAACTTATACCAGACAGCAGGCGACAGCCGGCTATCGGTTGTAGAAACCAAGCCGCGACACACCGCGACGCGCAACCGTCTACGTGCGTAGGAAATGGCCGTGGAACAATCGCTGATG